CTGTGGCTACCGCCTCAGCAGATAATACGGGGGCTCCGCTGTGGCTAAAAGCCCCCGCCCTCGCTACGCTCCGCTCCGCTCGGGCTCCGCCCGGGGAAATTATATAAGAAATTAAAAATATAAAAGAGGGGTATAAAAATATATAGAGATTAAATTTAGAGGAAGAAAAATAATTATTGTGTAAGAGAATAAAAATAAATATTATAGACGATAAAAATAGTTTTTTCAAATCAACAAAGATAAATTAGTTTATTTTCAAGGGCAAAGAAAAAAACACAACGGCAAAGACAAACACAAACACAAAAGCAAACACAAATACAAACATACAACAGCAAAAAAAGAGATAGAAATAATATAATTAATATAGATATATTGTAAGCGAATCTTAAATAATTGTATAAATATTAATGTAGGAGTTCGCACAAAAATTTCCCAAAAATTATATAAATATTTAAAAAGGAAAGGATTTTTATTAAGTCAAGAAATAGAAAGACCGGGAAGTCAGGGAAGGTTTTTAATTAAATGTTTGAAATTAAATCTTCCCGGGATTTTCTTTTTTCTTTCTGTTTTGTGAGTGGTGTTCTAGTGTTAGAGCCATGAAGGGACTTCATCTATTTGTAGGTCTGTTTTTTTTTGTTCTTTTTCTTTTCTTTTTTTGATTACTTTTTTTCTTTTCTTTTTCTTAATCCCCTGAACACACGTACACACCACACATAAGTTTATAAATGTGCTTTGTGTTCAATTTCCATGGCAGCAACTCAAAAAGATTTAATGAATAGAGAACGCATAAAAAATTTAATGGTTCAACTAAAAGGAACAGATAAAGAAATCATAAATCAAATTGCAGGGATTGTTGGAATATCTTTTAGAACTGCAAGAGAACATTACAATATCGCAAAATCTCAACAAAAATTAACAAATTTAGGATTTAATGAAAAATGCCCTCATTCTTGGAGTAATGCTTTTATGACTGCTGGCGGATTAGTGAAAGAGTGTAATCTCTGCCATGAAACAAGGAGAGTAAATTTATAATGGGAGATGATTTTAAATTAAATAGAGACCACTGGGAAAGATGCAGGCAAGACAACATTAATTTAATTCTTCAATGCCAAATGCAAATAAAGATGGCTCATAAAATTCTTAACTTAGTTGAAGAAGAAATAAAATTATTTCCTAAAGAAGAAAAATCTAAAAAAAATCCTGTGGTAGTTTAAAATGGAACAATTAAAAATTAATGCCTTAGAAACTGCTAAAAGATACCAGCAAATGTTAAAAATTCTTCCAATAGAAGCGGGAACTGTTTGTCTTGATGACTTAGAGGAGATTTACTCGCAAGATGGAATATAATATTTTAGAACCTTGGAAAACTTTAGACCCCTGGCAAAAAAAATATATTAATTCTAAAAGAAATTGTTTTTTATTATGTGGAAGACAAAGCGGTAAATCAGCAGCTGCTTCAATAAAATTCGGAAAGAGAGCTGCTGAAAACCCTAATAAAGTAATTTTAATGATTGCCCTAACTGAAAAACAAGCTTATAATTTATTCTTTAAAACTTTAATGTATCTCGAAGCTGTTTATCCCAAAAAAATATTAAGAGGTGCAAACAAACCAACAAAACACAGAATAATGTTAAAAAATGGCTCTCAAATAATGTGTTATGCTGCAGGATTAACAGGCGAGGGAATAAGAACTTTTACTGTTACTGACTTAGTAATTGATGAAGCAGCGCCAATGGCAAGAGAAGTTTTTATCTCAGTAACTCCAATGTTAAGTGTTACAGGGGGAACTATGGATATTCTCTCAACTCCACGAGGAAAAGAGGGCTATTTCTATGAATGTTCAAAAAGAGATGACTTCGAACATTTTTATGTTTCCGCGGAAGATTGCCCGAGGCACACAAAAGAATTTTTAGAAAGTGAAAAAAAACATATGAGCCACTTAGAATATGCACAAGAATATTTAGCTCAATTTTTAGATGAATTAAAAAGAGTTTTTTCAGACGAATGGATAAAAGAAGTTTGTGTCTTGAAAAAACGAGAAGTAATTATCTCTAACAGGACTTATTTTTTAGGTGCTGATATTGCGGGGCTGGGCAGTGATGAAACAACTATTGAAATTTTAGATGGAGAAGATAGAGAGAATATTGAGCAAGTAGAAAGTGAGATTTTAAGAAAAAAATTAACAACAGAAATCTCTCAAAGAATTATTAATTTAAATAAAATTTGGCATTTTGGGGGAATTGGTGTTGATGACGGCGGAGTGGGTTTTGGAGTTTTTAGTGAATTAATGAATGATGAAAGCACAAAAAGAAAAACTACGGCATTAAACAACGCGTCAAGAGTTGCAGGCCGGGATGAACAACAAAAAAAATTATTAAAAGAAGAAATGTATCAATATTTACTGACGATGGGAGAACAAAAGAAAATTAAATTATTATTAGATGATGATGTTATTCAATCTTTAAAATCTATACAATATGAATATTTAATTAAAGAAGGAAGGAAAACAACACTAAGAATTTTCGGCAATTACTCCCACATCACAGAAGGAATTATAAGAGCTCTGTGGCTCATCAAAACAAAAGGTTTAAAACTTTTCGTTCATACCTTTTAACATGGTTTATTCAGAAATATTTGCGACATCTGCGGAAGTATTACAAAAAGCAGGCTTTGGAGCAAGCGCAACTTCTTCGGCAGCAGCTTACATAACTTCTTTTATGTATCAGGCAGAAAGTTACATTAATGTTTTATGTCACTATAATTTTTCAGATAATTATTCAACTTTAAACGACGATGTTAGAGGAATTTTAAAAGAAGCGGCGTCAAATCTTGCAGCAATTTATGTTATTCAATACGATACAAGAGGTTACCCATCAACAAGAGACGCAGAAAATATTATAAATATATGCTGGGCGAGGTTTGAAAATTGCGTTCATTTATTAAATGATGAAGCCGCCGCAGACTTCCTGAAAAAAGCATAAATGCCACCAAATAAAGAAAATTTAATTTTTGAAAGAGAACCACTTTTAACAGGAAGAACGCAAATAGAAAGCAACTGGAAAATAAATACTTCTGATTTTGAATTAAGCACAGACAATACTTTAAATCTAAAAAATAAAACTTCTTATTGGAGTTGTTCAGGGCATAATTTTATTCAAGGAGACTGGCTAACAGGAGCTGGTGTATCTATAGGTAATTATGATGTAGATGGTTTTGTTTATGACAAGGGAGAAGCAGGAGATGTATTTGCTCCCGTCTTTTTACCTCATGGTGCTATTGTAACTGCTGTTATAGTATATGGTTCTGACACAGGAAATACATGGAGTTTAAAAAGAAATAACTTAGCTGCAAATCCAACTCAAACAACTATGGCAACAGCCGCTTTCGGAACAGAAGACACAACAATAACATCTGGAACAATAGATAATTCAGGATATACTTATTTTTTAGAAATTGCACAACAAGTAACTGACACAATAACAGGAGCAAGAATAACCTATACAACAGACTATGATTAAAAAATTAATTCTTCAAATTGCCTTAACTTCTCTAAAAATGTTTAAAGAAATAATTAATCAAAAAGGCATTCCTTGGATTTAATAAAAAATAACATTTAAAAACATCATTTAACTCATTTTCACATGGATATTAATAAGTCAGTTGTTGGAACTTCAAACACTTCTGCTTATGCAGACCCAACTTCAAACACAGATTTCTATGAAGGCGGAAGTTTAGCAACGGACGGAATAACAGGAATTGAGAGTTACTGGATAGTTGATTTTGATAAATGGCATAAATACTATAACGATGTGCCACTTTTCGCTGAAATAATAGACACCCTCGCCCTGTATGCTGTGGGAAAAGGCTACAAAGCTGATGAAAAAAATTTAAATAAAATAAAAAATATAAAAGGAATTGGCAAAGATGATTTTAATACAATTATAGAAAATCTTTTAAGAACTGCGTTAATGTGTGGAGATTCGCATGCGGAAAATATGAGAGATAAAGCTCAAAGAATGACGAATTTAAAACCAATAAATCCAGGAAGCATAAAAATTGTTGTAAATGGAAATGGAATAATTAAAAGATACGAACAGGGAATTATAACAGAACTTAATCCGCCTTTTCTTCCAAAAGATATTTTTCATTTAATGTGGAATAGACTTGTAGACGAAATTCATGGAAAACCCTACGCTGAAAGAGTAGAGCCAATTATAAAACAAATAAAACAATTAACGGAAGATTTGGGTTTAAGGTTTCATAGAATTGTAAAACCTGTTAGACTCTATGAAGCAGACACAGATGACGAAACAAAATTAAATGCAACAGAAACCAGATTAAAAGCGGGCTATGCAAACTGCGAATTTATTGTTATTCCAAAAGGCACACTCGAAGCGAGAGATGTAGCTACAATTCCAAACGCCCAAGACGCAATAGATTATTTAAATTTATTAATGAGAGAATTAATTATTATTTGCGGAGTGCCAGAGGTTGTTTTGGGTTGGAGTGTTGGAACAACAGACGCTTCTGCAAAAGTTGTTTATTTAGCATTCCAACAAAGAATAGAAAGAATACAAAAATTTTTAGAAGAACAATTAAGACTTCAATTAGGAATAGAATTAAATTTTGAATTTCCAGCAAGTTTAGAGCCAGCTATGGAAACTGCGGGGGATATTGTAGGCCCAATAGAAACGCCAAAAAATGAAACTCCCATAAAAGATATTAAAAAATCAAAGAAAATAAACAATATAAACCCCAAAAAATAATGGCAAATCAATACACAAAAGCAAAATTAATTTCAGATGAAAATAAAAAAGAAATATTTTACAATATAATAAATTCTCTATTAGCAGGAAGTTTAGTTTTTCTTGGAAGTTTATCGTCAGGAAAAATAACATGGCAAGGGGTGGGTTTTGGAATTATAGCTGCGGGAATTGTTGCTGTTACAAAATTTAAACAATATTGGGAAAAGGAAAAAACAGAATACTCAAATAAAATTTTTAATTTTATATCAATGTAAGGGGGTAAAAAAATGGTTGAACAAAAAAAAACTGATGACATCCAAAAAGAAGAAGAAGAAACTAAAAAAGAACAGACAAAAACTCCAAATGGAAATACTGACAACGGGGTTCCCAAAGAAAAAGAAATCTCGCCGTTAGAAGAAGCAAAAAGATTTAATAAAGAAACTAAAAAAATGCTGGCAGAGATGAAAGAAGAAAGAACGA